ATTCCAGCCCGGCTGGGACGGATGCGCTGCTGGTCCGCTCGATTGATGTCACACCGCTTGAGTCGGATGTCGTCAGCCGCGAGTTGATCCGGCCATGGCTGGGCAACAACGACCAGCTGCTGGCCAACCAGCGCGTGCTGATCAACTTCCAGATTGAGCTGACCGGCTCCGGCACTGCTGCTACTGCGCCGCGATTCGGCGCCCTGCTGAAGGCGTGCGGCATGGCCGAGACCACAACCAGCTCTGCAGTCACCGGCACCGCTACGGCAGGCTCTGCTGGCAGCATCACCCTGGCGGCAGGCGCCAGCGCTGCGGATGATGCCTACGTTGGCATGATCATCAGCATCACCAGCGGCACCGGGTCAGGCAGCAGCGGAGTGATCACTGACTACGTGGGCAGCACGAAGGTGGCAACGGTGCAGGCCACTACCGCCAGCTTCACGCCTGGCGCCAGCAGTGCCTACAGCATCGCCGCCAATGTGGGCTACAAGCCAGTCAGCAGCAGCTTCGACAGCGTCACCATCTACTACAACAATGATGGCGTGCTGCATAAGGCCACCGGCTGCCGCGGCACATTCTCGCTGAGCGCTGAAGTGGGAGCAATCCCGACGATTGATTTCGAGTTCACCGGGATCTACAACGCACCGACTGACACGGCGGCGCCAGCCAGCACTTATACCGCGCAGGCTGACCCGTTGATCTTCAAGCCGGGCAACAGCAGCACGTTTAGCTTCCTGAGCTATGCCGGCTGCCTGCAGTCGCTCAGTCTTGACATGGCCAACGAGCTGGTCTACCGCGAGCTGGTTGGCTGCACCAAGGAGATCATGATCACCAACCGGGCGCCATCCGGCGAGTGCATGATCGAGGCTGTGCCGATCGCCACGAAGGACTATTTCGCCATTGCCAACAACGACACCACCGGCGTGCTGACGCTGCTGCATGGCACAAGCGCCGGCAACAGGGTCTCGCTGGTGGCGCCCAAGGTGGACATCAGCAACCCGACCTATGCTGATCAGGACGGCGTGCAAATGCTGAACCTGCCCTACGTGGCAATCCCGACCGGCGCCGGCAACGATGAAGTTGTCCTTACCTTCTCCTGATCCTGCATGGCATTTGTCCTGAAGAAGTCGGCCACCTACGAGTGGCCGGTGGTACTGCGCCTGCCGATTGATGGCGGGCGCTACGAAAAGCAGACCTTTGATGCGCGATTCAACCGACTGGCGCAGACGCGGATCAACGAGATCCAGGACCTGTTCAGGGCAAAGCAGCGCGGCGATGATGGCATTGAGCTGACCGACCAATCGGTAGCTGATGAGGTGCTGGCCGGCTGGAGCAATGTGCAGGATGAGGACGGCGAGGATCTGCCGTTCACTGCCGCCAGCAAGGCTGAGCTGCTGAACATCCCGGCAGTCGCAAGCGCCATTGTCGTGGCGTACTTCGAGAGCGTCACCGGTAACAAAGCAAAAAACTGAAGGACGCCGCCCATCATTGGGTCAAGGGCGGCGTGATCGACAAAACCGCAGATGATGCCGCGGTGCTTGGCGTGGTTGGGTTCGAGCCCGGCCAGCCTGAGCACTTCGAGGTTGAGCCTGATGCGTGGCCTGCGCTGATGGTGTTCCTCGACTGCCAGACGCAATGGCGCACCGGCCCTGGCGGCCTGATCGGGTTGGACTATGGCGCAGTGGCGTGGCTGTTTAGACTGCGGTCAGTGGCGGATGAATCTGCGATGCTGAGCGATCTGCAGATCATCGAGGCTGAAGTCCTGCGATTGGTGAGCCGTGAAGCTTGACGCAATCCTTAAGGTCAAGGCAGATGTTCAAGGCCAAGGCGAGATCGACGGCCTTAGCCGCAGCCTTGGCAATCTGAACAAGCAAGCCGGAGCAGTCGGCGGCGGCCTCGGCCGCATGGGGCAAGCTGCCAAAGGCGTTGGCGGATTGATGAGTGCGCTGCTGCCGGTTGGGGCTGTCGCTGGCCTGACTGCAATCGCCAAGGGCTCAATTGATGCGGCAGACAATCTGAATGACATGAGCCAACGCACTGGCGTGGCCGTGGAATCATTGAGCAGGTTTGGACAAGCGGCAGAAGATAGCGGCAGCAGTATTGAAGGCGTCGCCAAAGGTATGGGTCAACTTGCCAAGCGCATTACCGATCCAAGCTCTGCCGCCAGCAAGGCGCTTTCCGGCATCGGTGTTGCCACCAGAGATGCGCAAGGCAAGGTGCGCGGCCTTGATGCAGTGATGCTTGATATTGCAGATCGGTTTGCCAAGATGCCAGACGGCGCTGAGAAGTCTGCGCTTGCGATGCAGCTATTCGGCAAGTCTGGCGTTGAGTTGATTCCAATGTTGAATCAAGGCCGCGCTGCGCTTGAGCAATATCAAGCCACGATCTCTGGCGACATGGCGAAGTCAGCTGATGAGTTCAATGATTCATTGAATGCAATCGGCCGCAGTCTTAGCGGACCATTCAACGAGGCAGTCACAGCACTGCTGCCTGCAATTACAAGCATCGCGCAGGGGATTGTTGGCATCATCAAAGCATTCACGGCACTGCCGCAGCCGGTGCAGGCCACGCTGCTAGTGATTGGCGGATTGCTCACAGCGCTGGTTGCATTGGCACCAGCTATCTCGGCCATTATCTCGATCGGCAGTGCGATTGCTGGCCTGTTCGCGGCAGGCGGCGCATTAGCCAGTGCAGGCAGCATCATTGCTGGCATTGCCACGGCGTTTATCGTTCTGATCACTGGGCCGGTTGGCATCGTTGCACTGCTGGTTGCAGCTGGCGTTGCGATCTACGCATTCCGCGATCAGATCGGTGCAGCGTTCAATGCTGTAGTGAACTTTATCGGCGGAGCCTTTAATAAGATTGGCAACCTGTTAAAAGCTGGCGCTCAGGCTTACATGGATTACTACGTGAAGCCCATCCTTGGATTCTTCAAGGGTCTCTACGATGGCGCAGTGGCTATCTTCAGCAAGATCGGCAGTGCGATCGGCAAAGCATTTGAGGCAGTAGTCGGCACGATTAAGAATGTCTTTCGTAGCGTGCTGCAGTACCTAGCCGATCGAGTGAACTCTGCGGCAGGACTGATCAATGTGCTGATCCGTGCGTTCAACCGACTGCCGGCGCCCGACATCCCGTTGATTCCACAGCTCACAGTGCCAGCCTTTGCAGAAGGCGGCGTTGTCAATCGACCAACACTGGCGATGGTGGGCGAAGGCGGCGAGCGCGAATATGTGGTGCCTGAATCCAAGATGGCCGCGGCCAGTAGCAACTTCCTAGCAGGCGCCCGTGGTGGCGCAGTGCTGGCTGGCGCGGCATCAGGCGGCGGATCGCCGACAATCAACATCACCACCGGCCCGGTGATGGAGTTCGACGGCCAGCGCTACGTCAACGTGACCGACATGGAACGCGCCATGCGGCTGACCGCTGAAGGCGTGATCGGCCGGTTGCGTACACCATCTGCACGCATCGCGCTGGGCATGGCCTGATGAGAGCGCAAAGCCAATACCTCCGAATCTATGACGCCGGTGGTACCACCTATCAGCGGTGGCAGAGCTACTACGCCAACACCAGCGTCACATGGTCGAGCGCCAGCTGGAACTACGTGCCGTTCATTGCTGATGGCATCACCGCCGGCAGCAGTGGCACTGAGCAGTCAGTATCCGTTACCGCTGCAGCAACCGGCCTGGTGTTGGATGCGTTCCTCGCTGCCATCAGCGATGGCCGCCTGGTGGATCTCAGCATCTACCAGTTCGATTCCACCGCCGGCAACAACACCCCGCAAGCTGGGCAGGAGCTGGTGGCTGCGTACACCGGCCAAGTGGTTGGCGGCAATGGTGGATTGACTAGCCTGACCATACAACTCGGCTCGGCATTGTCTCCCGTTGGAGCACAAGTGCCGCCGCGCCGGTTGACATTGGCGATCATGGGGCAGGGCATCAGGCAGTGAGCTTTCTTTCCTCCAGCGATCCACTGGCACTGCTGGCCATCCAAGCCGGTCAGATCAACGCGCCAGCTGATGCAACCGCCGCGCAGGGTACTACAGAGCTGGATCGCCCGCAGCGGTTCGCGCAAATTGGTGAGCCGGTGCCGATCGTGTTCGCCCGGTTCCGCAACAGCAAAGGTGGCATCCTGATCAGCCCCGGCGCCACCGAAACACGCTTTGAGAATGACGCCAGCAACAACGTCACCGCCTACTACATGCTGGTGCTGAGCGAGGGCCAGCTCGACAGCATCCCGGTAAAGGATGTTTTTCAGCGTGCCTGCCGCGTTGGCGCACACACGCAGACCTACAACCGCAGGGCTGGCACCTGGACACCCGGCAACTTCCTGGTGCAGCGTGCCGGTAAGGATCTGCCCGAGGCGCCGTTCTTCTGCGGCACCGTCGGCAGTTATCCGGGCATCAGCACGCTCAGCTTCAACGTCACCATCCCGGACGGCTTCGATCAATACAACCGCCAGGTGCATCTGTTCATCCGTGGTGGCATGGCCGTCACCCGGATCTACGACAGCGTGACCGGCCCCAGCGACAACTTCGCGGATCTGGTGAAGTGGTTGCTGGTCAATACCAGCAGGGTACCAGCGGCGATGATCGACAACACCGCCCTGCTGGCAGCAGCCACGTTCCTTGAAGTAAACGGCTTCACCTGCAACCTTGAGATCCGCGAAAGCACCAACTACTCAGACCTGGCCGCCAGGCTGGCGCCTTACTTCCTGCTGGCTGAGAGCAGCGCAGGCGGCAAGCGCGGGCTGCGGCCACTGCTGCCGGTGACTGCCGGCGGCGCCATCAAAACCACGGCAATCACGGCGGAGTACACCTTCACCGAAGACACCGTGCTGCCTGGCACGCTGGAGATCAACTATCTGTCACTGGCGGACCGGCAGCCGTTCGTGGTGCAGGTGATCTGGCGCCAGCAGCTGGAAAGTGACATCGGCATCATCCGCACAGCTGAGGTGCGTTACAGCGGCACCGCCGAGACTGGACCGTATGAGTCGCATGATCTCTCGACGTTCTGCACCAGCGAGGATCACGCCGTCAAGGTTGGCGCCTACATCCTGGCCAAGCGGCTCTACACCACGCACACCATCCGGTTTGCAGCACGGCCGCAGGAGCACAACACGCTCATCACGGCTGGCGACATCATCCGCGTGCGACTGGAGCGCGACAACACCACCTACGCCAACTCGGTGCATGACTACCTCTACCAGGTAGAGCGGATCACCAAAACGCTGGCGGGTGATGTGAGCTATGAGGCCACACACTTCCCGATCGACGACCAAGGCCGCAGCCTGATCGCATTGGATGTGGCTGCTGCTGTCGGCACCGGCATCATCCTGCCAAGTGGCCGCACCGGCGTCAGCTGTGATGTGAACTCCAGCAGCGACAACACCATCCCTGCTGAGACGTTTACGGATGCGGATGGTGCTGACCCGCTGGAGCTATCACCTAGCGGCGGCGGTCTGGGCTTTGATGATTCGGCGCCGACTGGCGACACCGGCAATGCTGATGATGGGTTGGATGCCGGGGTAGTTCCACTATCTGTTATCAATCCAACAGGCGCCATTGGTGCAACTCCTGGCGCGCAGGCAAGACTACCAAATACTTGCAGCGGCACGCCAATTTACGCATGGTATGACAGCACTGGGACGATTAACATCACAAACATTGCCGCCAACGCTCCGGCCATTGTGCTAACTCGCAATGACATCGGACAAGAAATCTACGGCAGCGTTGATTGCGGTGGGGGCGTTCCCATTACTTACTTTGGGCCTATCGCTGCAATTAGCGGTACACCAAGTCTGTCTCAAAAGTTTGTTGGTTCGGTAAGTGGCGGCTATCCCGATGCGCCGGGCGCACCTGGGGGAATTACTGAACTCAATAGCTACGGAGAACCTTGGTATAGCGAGCAAGGTGCGCCAGGTGGTCCCAGGGCAAATACGACCATTATTTACGGCTTCGACTCGACAGGTGCTCTTGTGGAGCTAGTTTCATGGCAGAATTTTTATAACGGAAATCCTGCATGGCCGTTCCAACCTACAGCTGGTTATAGCAATTCTTCCAACGGAACCAAGGTGGTCGCAATACGAGATGCTACCACCAATGCGCTGTTGTACAGCTATTAAGTGTGGCCACTTTTCCCTCTCTAACACCAGCAACCCGCGCCTTCACGCCAGGCGAGTATCCGCACACGCCATTTACTCCTTACAACGGATTCCAGAATCGCGTGCGCCACAGCAATGTGATGCTGAGCAGCTCGGTGCGGCTGAGCTTCATCGCCCTAGCTGAAGCTGACATGCTCAGCATCCTCAGCCACTACCAAGGCCAGTTCGGCAGCTTTGAGAGCTTCACGCTGCCGTCCAGCATCTGGAGCGGTGTCACCACCATCAGCGACTACCAACTGACGGACTACCGCTGGAGATACACGGACCCGCCATCCGTGGATGACGTTTACTGCGGACGTTACAACGTCGAGCTGACACTTGAAACCGTGCCGCCTGAAGGCAAGTTTGTCAGCGGCACTGAGCTGGCTCTGATTATCGGCCTCGCATCAGGATCTGTCACAACAACCAACGGCCTGCAGCAGAGTGTCACACTATCCATTGCAGGCGGTTCGGCTTCTGTGGTTGCCGGCGGTGACTACGACTTCTCTTCATTCCTATACTGGGATGAAGACCCCTACACCGTCTGGGACTGATTCATGGCAGCCCCCAACATCAAGAGCGGCAGCTCGGTCACAACGGTCACCGGTAAAACCGTCGGCTACGCAGTGACAACCTCGATGGCCGCAGCGCTGACCAACAGCTCCAGCAGCGGCAAGGTGCTGAAAATCAACTCGGTGTACTGCGCCAACGTGGATGGCAGCGCAGCAGCTGACATCAGCTTGGAGCACTACAACGGCACCACGGGCTTCGCCATTGGCAAGACCATCGCCGTGCCAGCTGATGCCACTCAGGTGCTGGTAACCCGCGAGGCTTACATCTACCTGGAGGAAGGCCACAGCCTCCGCGCACAGGCCAGCGCTGCCAGCGACCTGGAACTGGTCATCAGCTACGAGGACATCAGCTGATGCTCGGCTTCAATGGCGGATTGATGGGCGTCAGGCGCACGCCGACAGGCAGCGCAGCTTCGGGACTGTGGTTTCAGAATGAGCAGAGCGTGGCCAAGAGGGCGGCGATTTGGCCAAGCAGCAGCGCAATCGCCGGTTTGTCACCAGTGCTTTGGTATGACTTCAACGACCAATCGACTGCCACAGTAAGCAGTGGCACGATTACAGCAATTACTGACAAAGGAAGTGCGGGCCGCAATCTTACTGCCTCTTCAACTGCGCCTGCATACGGCACTGGCATAAACGGCTTGCACTGCGTTGATTTTGGCAGTGCAACCCATAGCAATTACTTACGCAATACTTCAGCAACATCTTTCACACTTGCCGAGGTTTACATTATCCAAGAAACCACGCTGACATCAGGCGCAGTTAACTACAACGGATTAGTTGGAGCCGCAAACAGCGAGACTTATAGAGCTTACATGGAATCAACTAATTTACAAATCGACGGATTCAACAGTCGCTACTTAAATGGATCAAACACAAGCAGCGGCATTACTTTGACGCAGCTACAGGATCCATGCTTAGTGCGTCTTGCCTATACCACCGCAGCCAGTATCACCAGCGGATTTCAAGTAGGCAACGAAACGACCAATACAACAGGCCGCGGGTGGTGGGGCTTTGTTGGCGAAGTTATTGCTTTCTCTGCCGCGCTTGGGAGCACTGATCGAAACACGCTGCAAACGGAACTAGCCGCTAAATGGGGCATCACGCTCGTCTGATCATGCTCTACTCTCACCACGCCACCACCCCAGCACCCCTGCCGCACCGAATCCGCTTTGCGGACGGCAGCACCCGCACCGACGCCAGCACCTTCACGCCTGACGAGCTGGA